ACTTGGTCGCCGTGCAGCCTTGGGTCGATGGCAAATTCTTGGTCTTCATGCGCAAGTCGATCTGGCTGGCAACCGTGGCGCAATTCTCCAGCACAGACGGATCAGACTTCAGTATCGACACCCCACTTTCCAAGTTGGAACTGCTCACCGATGAGGTCGGATGCCTCGCCCGCAAGACCATCGCCGTGGCAGGGCAATACGTTTTCTTCCTCTCAGACGCTGGCGTCTATCGCCTTGACGCCCGCCTCGACCTGCAACTGCGCGGCGACACCAAGCCACTGAGCGACTCGATTGCCGACCAGTTTGAGCAGTTAGATCCGGCCGCCTCCGAGAACGCTGTCGGCGTCTGGCACGACAACCGCTATTGGCTGGCCGTGCCGCAAACAGCGGGAGCAAATCCTGCCGCGTGGCTCTTTATTTGGTCGGCGCTCAATGAGCAGTGGGAGACCCGCGACAACTATGGCTTCGGCATTGATGACCTCTTGATCGTCACCGCAGGCAGTCGCCGCCGCGTCATGGCAACAAGCCAAGCGGGCACCATTATGATGCTCAACGAGGAGCAGGCGGGCGATGACGCGCCAGACCCATCCGTCACTGGATATGTCGGCACCGTGTCTGGACGCATTGTGACGCGCCGCTATGGCATGAACAGCATGCACAACAAGCGGTTCCTTCGCTCACTTTCGGATGTGGTCTTGCCGGACACGGCAGGAATTACAGTCAAGGCGCGTCTGACCAACCCCGATGCCACCATAACGCTAGTGCCGGGGCAGACCAATCTCAGCGGTCTTTCCGAAGACTACACGCTCAAGCAGCCGATCCGGCAAAAGGCGCATTACTGCGAGCTGGAATTTCTAACCACGGCCAACCGGCCGGAGATCCGCAACGTCTCAATCGAAGCGGCAGGGCCGAGCAATCCGCCGACTGAGACAAGGAACGTAGCTTAACAACTAAGGAGAACAATCATGGCAACAGTTACAGCAGGATATACATGGACGAGCGGCGAGACCGTAACTCCAACAAAACTCAATAGCGCCGCCGCGCCGACTGTCGTTGTCGCTGACAATGAAGTCACGACGGCAAAGATTTTGGACGGTGCCATAACCACGGCGAAAGTTGCAGACGGCGCAATTACTCAAGCAAAACTTAATAGCAGTGTCGTGCTAGTTCCGGCGGGTGCCGTGATGCCATTCGCCATGAACAGCGCTCCCGCTGGCTGGTTGGCGGCAGACGGCACCAATGTCAGCCGCACCACCTACGCCGCGCTATTCAGCGCCATCGGCACGACCTACGGTGTTGGCGACGGCAGCACGACTTTTGCGCTGCCCGATCTGCGCGGCTACTTCGTGCGCGGCAGCGGCACAAATGGCGACGGCGCGGCGGCAGGGACGTTTGGCCAGAAACAGGCCGACGACCTAAAGAGCCATACACATACATACGACGATACCGGCGTCTCCCAAACCGGACTTACTGGCGGTCCTACACCATTTGCAAACACATCAACAACGAAACGCACAACCGATGCAACTGGTGGCACTGAAACGCGACCCAAGAACATTGCGATGCTCTATTGCATCAAGTTCTAAGCATGACCCCATGGCAAAAGGCAAAACACTGGTGGGACAACCACTCGACGCAGGACTTCTGGGAGCTTGTCGGCGAGCATCTGAGCAGCGGCTTAGTCCACGCCACACCGGAAGTCTTTCTGCTGGCCTCGGAGTTGCGGTGGAACGCGGAGGAGAAGTGCTTTGAAAGCGGCGAGCCTAACTGTTGGTTCGTCACTCTGGCTGCTGCTGTTGGCCGCGCAAACCCTGTGCGGGAGTTTATGCGTGTGGCGACACGCCCGCAGCAATACGCGGCATGGTGCCGCAGGGGCAGCTTTGAGCCGCGAGTCTACGATTGGAACAAACTAATTCAGAAAACAGGAGGATAATACTATGGGAGGAAGATCATCATCACCCGCGCCGCAGCCAGTGCCAGCCGCACCGGCGCCTATCGACTACGACAAAATGGCCGCAGCGAGTATTCGCGTGGCCAACGCACAGATCGCCGCCGAAGAGGAGTCGATCAAGCGGCTTTATCCGCAATACATCAACATGCAGTTTGGGACCGCCGACCAGCTCGCCGGTAGGCTCAACAACGAATACCTCCAGCGCACACGCGGCGTCATCGGCGAGGAGCTGCAAGCGGCGTCCGCGCCTAATGCCATTGAGGCGCAGCTCCAGCGGGATGCAGAGGCGGAACTCGCCCTCGGCCGCTCGCTCTCACCGGAGCAGCAGCGGGAAGCCTCGCAGTCGGCACGCGCGGCGTTTGCGGCTCGCGGCCTTGGCACCAGCATGGGTAGCAGCGCGGCAGAAATCCTTAACCGAGATGCCTATGGGCAGCAGCGTCTGGATGCGCGCCGTGGGTTTGCGGCTGGCGTGAACCAGATGGATCTGGCGCGGCGTCAGCGGCGGATTGGTCTGGCTGGTGCTTACGGCGACCTTGATCCGTTTCGGCAGGGAATGCAGCCGGCGTTTGGGCTGGGCATGCAGACGCTTTCGACCACGGCAGGACAGGCTGGGCAGACTTTCGGCCGCTCATTGCAGCAGGCCGGAAACGTCGAGTCGTTCAACCTTAATATGCTCTCTGGAAACAGGAACAGCGCACTCAACAACAATGCCGCCATGCAGGGCGCAGCAATGCAGGCAGGCGCAATGCGTGACGCCGGGATGATGGGCATGTTTGGCCAGATTGGCAGCTCGATCTTTTCAGACAAGCGCATGAAGGCTGACATCAAGCCAGTCGGCAAGGCTGGCAACGTCCTGGGGCTGACCGCCTACGAGTTCCGCTACAAGGGCGACAAGGAGAAGCATGTCGGATTCCTAGCGCAGGACGTGAAGAAGGTGCTGCCCGAAGCCGTTGAAGAGGTGGACCACAAAGGCAAGAAGCGCCTAACCATCAAGCCCGCCGTGATCGGCGCGGCCATCGCAGAACAACTATCCCAGGCCAAAGCCGCCTGACCAACCAAGGAGAACAACAAATGTTTAGCTACAATCCCGGCGTCTATGATCAGAGCGGACAAATCCTCGCTGACAGCATGACCCAAACAGCCGCCACGCAGGCGCAAATGTACAACGACCTCGGCAAGAACATCGGCTCCGGCGTCAAGAAGGCGGCGTCTGCGGCCATCGGATTCGCCACAGGCGGTCCCGCCGGTGCGGCGATGGCCATGCAGGGCGCGAACGAAGAGGGCGGCAGCTTTCTTGATACCATCGTCAGCTCGTACGCCCAAAAGGAGCAGGACAAGAGCGACTCCAAGATCTACGGCAACCTAATGAAGATCGTGGCGCCAGCATTCGGCAAAGACGGCGACTCCATGCTTGAGCAGTGGAACAGCCTTGAATCTGACCGCGATAGGGCGCAATTCGGCAGCACCCTGTTTTCTTCGCTTGGGCAGATCAGTAATATGTACATGGCCAATCGGAATGCTGGGATTCGGGCCAGCGCGCCGATTACCAAACAGAATATCGACAACGCCAACACGCGCGCCGAGGAAGGCCCGAGTTTTGATGGCACATCGTTGCCCACCTTTGGCAATCGATGAGTCGCCGCCGAGACCAGCGTTATCCATTAAATCAGCCGCCGGACGGCATGGTGGTTGAGCCAGACCTTCCGACCAACAATCCCATGACACCTAGCCAACGAAGCGTTAACAATTCACTCGGAACAGCCGATGAGGAAAATCTTCCTCCGGTAACCGACGCCCAGGGCAACCCGTTGCCGCTGGACGACTTTAGCCCGCCGGACGACGCCATGGTTGACCCAACGCCGACCGAGGTGCGCCGCGCCACGATGAACGTCCCGGCCAAGGGCGTGCATTTTAACTTTGAGCCGTTCCAGCAAATCGCGCAACTCCACGCCGCTGGCCGCACCGATGAGGCGTTCAATGTGTACAGCTCCCTCGACCCGCAGTCGCGCTACGTCTACGACAACATCAAGAACATGAAGAAGGTGCCGGCGGCTGAGGCGGCAAGGTTGGCTGATGAGTTCCGGCAGATGCAGGATCGCATTGCGGTGCAAGAGCGAAGTCCGCAGGGGCGAACGGCCGCAAGCCAAGAAAGGCAGGCCCAAGGAGAAAAACAGGACGAGCTTAACCGAATTCGCTTCAGTATTGAGCGCATGGACAAGTATGCCGCCAGAGTTCCTACAGTCATGGGACCAAGATCTGGAGGATTGGCAGCGCAGGTTTATGATTATGCGTTCAATCCCGCAGACAGAACGGCGCGAGAGGAATTGATGTCTGTGGTTAGCGAAGACGTTTTGCGGGACGCAAAGTTTGTTAGGCCAATGACGGACACAGATCGACAGTTTCTTATGGAGATGCGACCCGGTCGCACCGATTCAGCAGAGCGCTGGAGCAACTACATGAGCTACAAGCGCCGAGTGCTGGCAGAGCGGCTGCCAGAAGATGATCCCTTAAGGCAAACTCCTGCGTGGATGGGCGGCAAACAACAAGAGGCACAGCAACAAGCCGCGCCCCAGCAGCAGCCCGCGCCACTGCCGCGCACGCTGCCTGATGGGTCCGTATTAAAGTCTCCCGGCGATCCAGATTTTGACCCAACGGAGGACAATGGAAACCCCTACTATGAGGCTCCTTGATGTCAAAACAGCGATACAAGTTAAAGGACGTTTTTGGCGGCAGTGCTCCTCAAGTTGCCTTGCTGCCGGATAGCGAGCCGGCGACTCCGTTTCTAGACCCTAGCGTTGCTCAGGCCGAACCGCAGGGCAGCGAGCTATACAATCTCGGAACCGTCCAGCAAGCGGCTGCGTCCACCCAAGACGCTGGAATTTACGAACCCTCTGTGGTTCAAGAGCAGCAGAACTACCCTACTGGCGCTGAAGGCGGCGCCACGCGCCCAGAAGGATCAAGCCCGCTGCTGTATCCGTCAGCGGCTGAAACGCAGCCAAAACTAAAACGGCGACTCAAAGTTGGCGAGGCATTAGCGTTGGCTGAAATCAACCGACCAAAACGCAAGTCGCCAGATCAAGCGATGGACGAGTTAGCGGTTGGGATGAACGACCCGAGCCAGCAGCCGCTGCCCATGGATTTGTGGGAGAAGGCAACGCAACGCCGCTCGCAG